ACATTAGAGCGTGCCACTCTGGCCCCTCATCATTACAACCCACAGCCAATTCATAGACATCCGGCTTAGTGATCAATTCTGTCACTATTGGTAAGAAGTATTTCCTTAATGCTATAGTCAAGTTTAAATTTGAGCATTGGAAGGTACGAGTGACTGTTTTGGACTTTTTAACGGGCTCATCTTTAAGCGACTGATGAAATACTTCATATGACCTCTTATTTTCTGACCACGCTCTCTCACTTATATTATAATCTTGCAGTAAGGCCGGGGTGATAACGAGTGGCAATCCATCTTCTGCTCCAAACAGCTTTTTCTTGGACTGAAAATATGGAAACCCTGCTGATGTTTTCTTATTCATGGGCTCCAGACCGCGCACCCCATCTTCACCATTCAATATCTGATCAAGTGATAAGGGCTTCAAATCTGTCCTCTGCCTCATTGTATCTAGTGTACCATCAAGGTAATCTTTTGCTGCTTTTTCCATTAAGGCTTGTGGGAAACCACTATTGGCTGCTGTAGTATTCAAAATGCATGCATGATGATGTTGCCATGTGGGGACATTTGGAGGTGGACCAACAATTGGCGTTATATTGAATAGTTCGTTAACTGAGTCATGAACAATCGTCTTGTGCACTGAATGTTTGAATTTGACGACCGGTGTATTAATAGTACCTAAATACTCAAAAGAAGTGTCCCTATCCAAATACATTAATGGAGACTTAGCTGTAGGCTGTGATTGCAGTTCAAAATCTTTTACCCTCGAAACATTAAACATAGCGGAGTCCGTGGGCCGTATGCGCGCACATTGGTCGTCATATAAATAACGCTTAGCATTAGCCACATCATTTGCACTAATCATCTGTGACACACCATGTTTATCTCTGCCACTAGTATGATAACTATGTATATATGGCACCTTCGAATTGCAAATTAATATCATACCACATAACCCTATGAACGTCTTCTCTTTCAATTCATAACAAAATCCATTTGACTCAAAATATTCAGATTTGTCCAGGTAAGATGCTCTTAATCCTTCTCTATACTGTGCCTTTATGAAAAAATCGTTCATCACAGGCAATCCTTCCTTGTCTTTATATATGGACTTGCAAATCACTGTATCTGTTGACAAAAATCGTGACAGGAATGGTACTAGATCTCTTCTATCACCTAAGTTAGGAACGTGGTAAATGACCAGATCACGTTGATCCAATTCAAAACCATCTTCACGCTTAAGAATGCACCTTATAATCCCACCACTATGCTCTTTGGATCCAACATAAATGGTGACATGCGTAAGTACTT